ACGGCCGGCGCCCGCGAGCTGGCCCAGGAACTGGCCCGCGTTGCCGGCGCCCTCGAGCTGCCGGGGCTCCTGAAGAAGATCACCTTCCAGGCGTCGAAGCCCATTCGCGACGACTACAAGATTCTGGTGTCGAGGCCGTTTTCTGCGAAGAGCGGCGGCGCGACCGGCAACCTCGCCAAGAGCGTGAAGACGATCAGCAAGGACTACCGCGACGGCCAGGTTGGCGTGTCGATCACTGGCCCCCGGAGTACGGGCAACAAGGGGGCCGACGAGCGCGACGGCAGCGGCAACCACGCCTGGCTCGTGGAGTTCGGAACGGGCCGGCGGCGGCCGGGAACGCAGGGCCGTCAGACCTACGTCAACGTCCATCAGGCCATCAACGGGAAGATGAAGCGGACGGGGACGCTCAACGACGAGGAGTTCGCCCGCAAAGGCCGCGGCTACTACTTCCTCATGGGCAGCATCAACGAGCCGACCCGCCAGGCCGGCCACGGCAAGGGGTATTCGCACGACTTCGCGTCTTGGCCGGAGGGTCGCAAGCAGCACCCCATCACCCTCGGACCCGGCGAAAGCATCGACCCGATGCCGGCGTACCACCCGATGGAAGACACCATCACGGCGAACCACAAAGAGGTGCAGGACATCCTGTTCGCCGCCATCCAGGCCCAGATCAACAGGTACACCTGATGCTCATCTCGCCAGAAAAGCACATCTACCTCCGGCTGGTGTCGACCCCCGGCGTGGCGCGGATCGTCGGCTTCCAGGTCTACCCCATCGCCGTGCCGAAGACCGGGGCGAGCCTGCCGTTCATCGTCTACCGGCGGGCGAACATCGCCCGCGAGTCGTCGCTGGGCGGGCCGATCTTCCTGCCGACCGTGAACCTCCAGATCGCGTCGTGGGCGCTGTCCTACGACACCGTCCGCACGCTGGCCGACGAGGTTCGCCTGGCCCTCGATGGTCACACCGGCACGCTGGCGAATGCTACGATAGAAGATATGAGGTTGGTGTCCGAAACGGACGACTTCCTCGACCCGACGGTTGCCGGGGCTCAGTTGCCCCCAGCCTACGAGGTCAGACAACTGTATCAGGTCACCTGGCAGGAATCTGCCACTTAGTAGCGCAAGGAGGCGCGATACATGGGAACGTCGGCACAGGGACTTACGTTCACGTTCGGTGGCTCCGCGGTCACCGTCACCTCGGTTCAGGTCAATGACTCGCAAGACCTCCTCGACGCGACCCACCTCGGCATCGCCGCCAACGGCCGGCGGGTGTTCGTCGGCGGGTTCGCGACCGAGCGCGAAGTCCAGATCGACTACATCAACACGACCATCCTCTCGGCGGGTTCGTCCGGCGCCCTCTCGATCAGCGGGCCGATGTCTTTCAGCGGCAACGCGACGGTGTCGCAGGCGTCGCTGGGCGGCTCTGTCGGCGACTTCATCCGGGGGTCGGCCACGTTCCGCCTCTCCTGACGTCTGCTTGACGGGAGGCGTCTGTGGCTATCTCGTCGCAGGGGACGACGTTCGCATTCCAGGACGCCGGCGGAACCTTCACCGCGAAGGTTCTGTCGATCTCCGTCGAGGAGGCGACGCCGGAGATCGTCGACATGACCCAGGTCGGCGACCCCCTTGGGGGCCGCAAGATGGTCGCCACGGGGGACATTCTGTCCCCGGCGAAGGTCACGATCGAGTACCTCCGCGACTCGACGGAGCTTGCCCGTGCTGTGCCGCTGACGACCTTCGGGGCGGCGCTCGCCGGCCAGGTGGGGACGCTGACGATCGCCAACACTTCGGCGTTCGTTGTGCAGTCCGAGGCGGTGCTCGAGAGCGCCGGAACCGAACTGGCCGTGGGCGATGCCATCCGCGGCCGAATGACGTTCGTGATGAACAACATTTCCTACTGACCCTGGAGCCCTAGCAGCATGGCCCTCGACCTCCGCAGCCGCATCCTCGCCGCCGACGACATCAAGATCGAGAAGGTGGCGATCCCCGAGTGGGGCGGCGACTACTACATCAAGATCATCAGCGGCACCGACCGCGACGCCTTCGAGGACTCCTACGCCGAACAGAAGATGAAGTCGTTCCGCGTTCGGTTCCTCGTGCTGTGCCTCTGCGACGAGAAGGGCGACCGGCTCTTCAAGGACGAGGACGCCAAGGAACTCGGCAAGAAGTCGAGCGTCGTCCTCAACCGCGTCTTCGAGACGGCGTGGAAGATCAACGCCTTCACGCAGGAGGCCGTGGAGAACCTGGGAAAAGAATGATGACCGACAGGCCCGAGCGGAGGTTCTACCTCCGCTTGGCCCTGTGCCTGGGGATGTCGGTCAAGAGGTTGCTACAGGAGGTTGACAGCGAGGAGATCGCGGAGTGGTACGCCTTCGACCAGCGGTATCCGCTCCCCGACCACTGGGCTCAGACGGCGAGGATATGCCGGATCATCATGGCCTCCTCCGGCAACTACAAACGTAAGGACATCCCCGAAGAGTCGGTGTTCATCCCCCGAGCGATCAAGCCAGAGCAGACCAACGACCAGATTTTCGCCGAGCTGATGAAGCTCCAGGCACCTCAAGGATGAGGCGATGGCAAAAGCGTATCTCGGCAAAATCTCGGCGCTGGTAACGGCGAACACCTCCGACTTCAACAGCAAGTTGAATGCGTCGGCGAAGGAGGTTCGCTCCTTCGCGTCGGCGATGCAGTCGTCGCTGACGCAGGCCGAGCAGGCGGCATCGACGTCGCTTCGCGGCATCTACACCGAGTCTCAGAAGGTATCACGCGCCCTTCAGGCTGTCGCGTCTCAGCGGCTGTCCTTCAAGGGGTTCGACACCAGCACGTTCGCGTCGCTGGGCCAGGCTGTCGAGCAGTTCAAGAAGATTCAGAACGCGGCCGTCCAGGTCAACGAACCGCTGTCGGCGGCGGCGAGGACGATCGAGAAGCTGTCGGCCAGCGTCCAGTTGGCCTTCGACCCGGCCCTCAAGTCGTCGCAGAAGAGTGCGGAGTACCTCAGCGCGGCCCTCGCCCGCGGCGGCATCGTTGGCGAGAAGTCGTTCGAGCGTATCCGCCTCAAGGCCGAGCAGGCGGCCCAGGCGGCCGACAGGCTGGCAGAGGCGTCGGCAATCGCAGGCAGCGGCCCGCGGGGGACGGAGTTGGCGTTCCAAGACCCGAGGCTGCGGGATTCGCTGGCGGCGTCGGCTGACGTTCGGAGGCAGGCACAGAACGCTCCGGCTGGCACCCTTGCGGACGGGTCTGTCGGAAGACTTGTGCAGCAACTCAGCCAGCTTGATCAGTTGGCTGTCAAGATACGCGCTGAGATTGAGTCGCAGAAGGTGCTGAAGGTCGACACGGCGTCTGCCGAGAAGAGGCTCAGTGACGTTCTCTTGACGTCCGAGAGGGTCAGGGGCAGGCTTTCGGAGGCGGTTGTCGGCGATCCTGTTGAGGCCGGCAGGCAAGAGCTTGGGCGCAAGATCGGCAACAGCTTCCTGAACGTCATCACTCCTGCCGAGGCTGCTGCCGACACGGTCGAGGCGCAGGCGCAGGCACTCGGTCGCAAGATTGGAAATGCACTCCTCAACGTCATCACCCCTGCGGAGGCGGCGGCCGACACGATCGAGGCACAGACGCAAGCTCTCGGCCGCAAGATCGGCAATGGGTACCTGACCATCATCACCCCCGCAGAAGCCGCGGCCGATACGATTGAGGCGCAGTCGCAGGCTCTCGGCCGCAAGATCGGTGACGGGTACCTCACCGTAATCACTCCAGCGGAGGCAGCCGCCGACACGATCGAGTCTCGCACGCAAGCCCTTGGTCGCAGAATCGGCAACAGCTTCCTGAACGTCCTTACGCAGGCTGAAGCAGACGCAGACACTGTAGTCGGCCGTGCGCGGGCATCGCGGCAAGAGATTGCAAGGACGTTCCTGCGGTCGGCCGGGGGGATCGGCACACCAGGGCTGTCGCTGGGAATTGACCGCAGAACCCTTGACGGCCTGAGTGCTCAAATCGAACTCGTGCAGTCCCGGCTCTCGTCGCTTGCCGCAGAAGCCCGAGGCCCGGTTGTTTCCGCATTGGATGCCCTTCGCGTCAGGGCTGCGGAACTGTTCCAAGGAGGCACAATTGATACCGACGAGGGCCGCCGCGAGCTTGCGGCCTTGCGGGAGGAGATCGTTCGCACGCTTGCTGCGGCAGACCCACAACTGAGCCAGCGGAAGATTAGGCAACTTCTTACCAGAGTCGGCGACATCGGCCGCGGCGCCTTCGGCAACATCGGCCTCGGCGTCCAGCAAGCCGTCTTCGCCATCGAAGACTTCTTCAGCGTCACGGGCGGCCTTGACCAGCGGATTCGCGCCGCTGGAAACAACATCTCCCAGTTGGGGTTCGTCCTCGGCGGCACGAACGGACTCATCGCCGGCGTGGCGGTAACCATTACCGCCCAGCTCATCGCCGCGTACATCAAGTGGCAGAATGCTTCCGTCGGCACCGAGGACAGGCTTCGCTCGCTCAACGATGCCTTGGCTCGCCAGAAGTCATTGGTCGAAGACCTGGCCGGCGCGTTCCGGGCCATCGCCGACGAGATCGGGCGTATCGGCTTTTCCAAGCCCGGCGCAGACGCTGCTCAGTTCCAGAAGCAGCTAGACGACATCCGCAAGAAGCAGAGGGAGTTTAACCAAGAGCAAGCTGCGGCACTTGACCCTGCCGTGCAGCGCGAGCGAGGCATCATCGCCGCCCGCGAGGCACAGCTTCAGCGAGCCGAAGACCCCGGTGAACGCATCAGGTTGGGACTCGACATCAACGACGCCAGGAATCGCGAGCGCCAAGCATTAGACCGAATCAATTCTCGCCCAGGTATATCGGCGGCCGATGCAGCCGTGACGGCCGTTAATGCACGACTCGCGATCGACGAGGCGCAGCTCAGAGAGAACGCATCCCGTGCGGGCCAAGGCGCTGGAGGCGCACAAAGGCGCGCCGAAGTAGAGATTGAGGAGTTGAGAAGGAGGGCCGAGCAAGACAGGGCCGCTGCCGTGGCAAGGGTTGCTGGTCTTCCGAGAGGTCAGGCATCCCAACAGGAAGCAAACCGAATTCGGGCTCAGAGGGATGATTTAAACAGAGAAATTCAAGCGAACAGTGGCTTCTTTGGGTTTGACGAGTCGGCGGCCAATGCAGAGCGTCGTCGCCAAGTCGTTGCGCTGACAGAGACGATACTTCTTTTGGAGCAAGATGTAGCCACTGCCGCCGCCAACAACCTCGAGATCGAAGTCTCCAAGTCAGCCATCGCCGCCGCCAAGCAGATCGGGCTTGCGCAGGGGAAGGTTGCCGACGCAATCGAGGCAGGCGTCCCAGGGGCAGTCGGCTTGCAGACGCAACTTGACGGCTTGACTGAGAGGCTGCAAGAGGCTCAGAGTGAACTTGCTGGCGCGCAACAGCGAGCGAGAGAGTCCGGTTCTGGCGGCGACCTCCAGGCCGCCCAGAAGGCCCAGGAAGAAGTCCGCAAGATTCAGGACGCCATCAACGTCCGCGACCGCGAGGTGAAGGCGGTCGATGCCGCTCGTCGTGCCGCCGAACTCTTCGCGTCGGCGCTGGAGCGTGTGCGGCAAGAGGCCGAGAGCAACTTCCAGGCGGCGCAGTCGGCGGCTGACCAGGCGCGTGGCGACGACCTCGAGCGAGGCACGGCAGGATCAAGGCAACAGCGAGAGAGGGCGCAGCGCGACCTTGACAGGCAGCGGGTTCTCAGGGACGACGTTCGCCGCGAGACGGCGCTGGCCGAGGAAAGGGCAAGGCAGGACGAGGAAGTACGCGGCCGCGAGAGGAGGGTTGCCGACATCGACCGCGAGTTGGCGAGCACAGGGGTTCTTGCGACAGGCCAGAGGGAGCGGCTGATCGCGGAGCGGGAATCGCTCCGCGCCGAGAACGCCGCCGCCGTCCAGCGTTCCGTCGACAACGACCCCGCGGTGCGTCGCGCCCGCGACGCCAGCACCGCCGAGGAGCGGCGCCGGCAGGCGCAAGAGCGAGGCTTTGAAGCCAGGAAGACTCCAGCCCAGCGAGCCGGCGAAGAGCTTGGGCGGACGCTTCGCGACATACAAGCCACCTTCAACGGAAACGCGCAGGACTTCCTCTTAAACGGCGTACCAGCCCAGCGCCGCGCCGTCGAAGAATCTCAGCGACAAGCAGCCCCTGCCATCTTCAACCTCGCCGACGAGGTGCAGAACGCCGTCCTCCAAGGCCCGTCGCGGGCGGCACTCCAAGCCACCGACGTTTCGACGGTTCAAGGAGCCTCGGAACTCAACCGCCTCCTGCGGGGCGACGACTCGGCCCGCAACCAGAACCTCGTGGAACTCCAGAAGCAGAGCGCGTCGCTCAGTGAACTGGTCGCCATCGCGAAGGCAAATGGCGCACCGCCGGGAATCTTCGACTAACCAGAGGAGCCTACAGTGGCAGACATCTCCTACAGCGTGACGATGAAAGTCGACAAGGGCTTCTTGTCGAGCAACAACAACGCCGCCGGCGTTACGGCGGCGATGGCCCTCACCGGCCTGCGGAGCGACACCTACACCCTGACGACGGCCGCCTCGAGCATCTCGACGGCGAACCTCGGCAGCGTCGGGCTGGGGTTCCTGCGGAACCTGTCGAC